AACATCAAAAACCGCAACGGTAGAATGTATCCTATGGAGACACTTCGTCGTGAAGTTGGTAGATATAACGAAAATCATGTTGCCAAAGGCAGAGCACTTGGTGAACTCGGTCACCCCGAAGGTCCTACCGTAAATCTCGATAGAGTATCACATAAAATTGTATCTCTTAGAGAGAGTGGTTCAAACTTTGTTGGTAAAGCAAAGATCCTGAACACTCCTATGGGTAAGATTGCATCTTCTCTTGTAGAAGAAGGCGTAAAACTCGGTGTTTCTTCCCGTGGTATCGGTTCGTTAAAAATGACCCGTGAGGGTGTTAACGTTGTTGGTGACGATTTCATGTTAGCAACTGCTGCTGACATTGTTGCTGATCCATCTGCTCCTGATGCTTTCGTTGAAGGTATTATGGAAGGAAAAGATTGGGTGTGGGATGGTGGTGTTCTTCGTGAGAAGTATGCACAGAAAACCTATGCAACGATCAACACCTTAGTTGATCAGAAAAAACTCGATGAGCAGAAATTAGATTTGTTTAATCAGTTTTTACAAAACATTTAAATAATAAATAAATAAAGATAATACCAATACAGGTTTATTACGGAGTAGCTACAAATGTCACGTGGAAAATCCTTACAAGAAATGGAAGTAAAGACACAGCAATCCCGCACCGCTGTTAATTCTGGCGCGAAAGCGGGTGATCCCATGCCAACCATGGCGGATCCTGGAACTCAATTGGGTTCTGTCGAAGATCTTGGTGGTCCTACCCCCGAGAACTATAAGCCCGACGATGATTCAGCAAAACTGAAAACTCCCGGTGGCACTTTGAAGCAAGTATCTGACGTTGTTACGAAAGGTGCTGGTAAAGCAGATTCTACTCCAACCATGAAAAAAGAAGAAGAGGAACTCGACACCGAAGCAACCATCGAAGAAGATCAAGAGATCGTTGATGAGGTTGTTGCTGAGGAAGAGGAGAGCATCGACGTTGAAGAAGACGTAAATGCACTTCTCGGTGGCGAGGAACTTTCCGAAGAATTCAAGGAAAAAGCAAAAACCATCTTTGAGGCTGCTCTCAAATCTAAGATCACTGAGGTTAAAGAGCAACTCGAAGCACAATACGCCGCTGCTCTTAACGAAGAAATCGACGAAATGAAAGTCGAACTTCAAGAGCGTGTCGATTCTTACTTGGAGTACGTCGCTGATGAGTGGCTCCAAGAGAACGAACTCGCTGTGGAGCGTGGACTCAAAACCGAAATGACTGAATCCTTCTTGGAAGGCATGAAGTCACTTTTTGAAGAACATTATGTGAACATCCCTGAGGAAAAATATGATGTCTTGTCTGCAATGACAGACAAGTTAGATGACATGGAGACTAAACTCAACGAGCAAATCGATAAGAATATTTCCCTGAACAAGCGCCTCTCTGAGTCGGTTGCTGACGGTATTCTTGCTGATGTTTCTGAGGGCCTCGCTGCTACTCAGAAAGAGAAGCTCGCTTCGCTTGCCGAAGGTGTAGAGTTTGAAAGTGAAGAATCGTTCAAAGAGAAGCTGACCACCCTGAGAGAATCTTATTTCTCTGACACCAAGGCAGCACCTCAATCATCATCTGCTGATACGCTATCTGAGGGTGTAGATCACACCGAAGCACCTAGTGCTGGTGGCATGACCTCCTACTTAGATATTCTTAGCAAGATGAATGCTAAGTGAATTTAACATTAATCCAACTTTAAACTTTTAGGTAAATACCGATGTTTCAATCCGAACATCTGGTAGAAAAGTGGAAGCCCCTTCTCGATCATGACGGTGGTATCACCGACAATCATAGAAGAGCAGTTACCGCAGTTCTGCTGGAAAACCAAGAGAAATTCCTCAAAGAGGAGCAAGCATTCAATCAAGGTTCGACCTTGATGGAAACCCCCACCATCAACACCAATAGCAGCACTTCTGCCGCCGGTTTTAGTGCCGACGCTGCTGCCGCTGGTCCTGTTGCTGGTTTCGACCCCGTTCTGATCTCTCTGATCAGACGCGCAATGCCTAACCTGGTCGCATATGACCTGGCTGGCGTTCAACCGATGAACGGTCCTACTGGACTGATCTTCGCAATGCGCTCGCGTTATGCCGCTCCTGGCACACCAGGTATGGACGGCACCGAGGCATTCTACAACGAGCCTGATACCGCATTCTCCGGTATGCAGCATGGCTTCGACAACACCAGCTACTTCTCTGACGTAGCTGCTGGTTTCGGTACTACTGCTCAGTCTGGCACCAACCCCTCCGCACTCAACCCCGTATCCGCCGGTTCTTCCGCTGGTTACAACGTTGGTCAGGGTATGGGTACTGAGGACGCTGAGGCACTCAACACCAAGCATGGTGCTGATGCTTTCAACGAAATGGCCTTCTCCATCGAGAAGATCACCGTTACTGCCAAGAGCCGTGCTCTGAAAGCAGAATACTCCTTAGAACTGGCACAAGACCTGAAAGCAATTCACGGTCTGAATGCTGAGGCTGAACTCGCTAACATCCTCTCTACTGAGATCTTGGCTGAGATCAACCGTGAAGTTATCAGAACTATCTACAAGACTGCTGAAATTGGCGCAACCGTCAATACTGCAACCGCTGGTGAGTTCAACCTTGACGTTGACTCCAACGGTCGTTGGTCTGTTGAGAAGTTCAAGGGTCTCCTGTTCCAAATCGAGCGCGATGCAAACGCTATCGCACAAAGAACTCGTCGCGGGAAGGGTAACATCATCATGACCAGTGCTGACGTTGCGTCTGCTCTGACCATGGCTGGTGTTCTCGATTACACCCCTGCACTCAACGCTAACCTCAACGTTGATGACACCGGCAACACCTTTGCTGGCACCATCAATGGTAAGTATAGAGTCTACATTGACCCCTATGCTGCTAACGTTGCTGCTAACCAGTATTACGTCGTAGGTTACAAGGGTACTTCCCCTTATGACGCTGGTCTCTTCTATTGCCCCTACGTTCCTCTCCAAATGGTTCGCGCCGTTGGTGAGAACTCCTTCCAGCCTAAGATTGGCTTCAAGACCCGTTACGGTATTGTTGCTAACCCCTTCGCTGAGGGTACTAACCAGGGTCTGGGTAACCTCAATCCTTCTGCTAACCGCTACTATCGCCGCGTCAAGGTTACCAACCTGATGTGATACATAGTTCCGTGTGAAGGAAGTGCAAGGGGACCGAAAGGTCCCCTTTTTTTATCTAAATACAATCGTATGAAGACATCCATATGTTATCGACAGAGTATCGCCTCAGGCTTGAATTCATTTGCAATAAAATTATCAACGGTGAAGAAGTTAAGTTAGAGGATATGATCTGGGCAAACAAACTTGCCAAGGCAAATAGATCTGCCGGTGAAATATTGAGAAGAGCAAGACGAACTGCAATGAATCCAAATATTCAGGAAGGTAGTCTTGACGATTTTATGAATAAGATGGATATAGGAGACCCGGATCCATCTAACCATAGAACGGGTTTCAATGGACCAGATGATATTGCAGATTGGTTTTCCCATGAAAGAACAGATGATTGGAGACAACGTGATTAAAATCACTCCTGAAACTTATGAGGAGATGAATAAAGAATTTGAGGAACAAAAACTTGCTTTCAGAATTGAAGTTCCTACCCAAAAACAAATCGACGATTGGAGACAAGGAGATTAATGGCACGTTCCATTTACGACAAACAAATTGAGAATAGAAATTACCTGTCACCAACTGGGTTTAATTTTACTATTCAAAAGTGTCCTAAGGTATCTTTCTTTTCAAACTCTGCACAGATTCCTGGCATTGATCTTGGTGTTGCTGAACAACCAACTTATTTGAGAGACATTCCTAGACCTGGTGATAAATTAGAGTTTGCAGATTTCTCTCTTCGTTTCTTGATTGATGAAGATCTAAAAAACTACATGCAGATACAAAACTGGATGAGAGGTCTTGGATATCCAGAAAGTCTGCAAGAGATCTATAATGAAATCGGAGATGCAAAAGGTTTATATAAAGGTCAATTAGATGGGGAAGAACTTCTTTATTCTGATGCAACATTAGAAGTTCTTAATAGCACTCTAAATCCACAGTTCCTAGTTAAGTTTAAAGGTATGTTCCCAATCGCCTTGACAACTTTGGATTTTGATGCTACTCCAACTGATATTGACTACTTTACAGCAGAGGTCATTTTCAAGTATACTGTCTATACTATCACTGATTTGGCTGGCAATCCTTTATGAATCTTGATGCTATACAATGTATGTGGGAAAAAGACTCACAACTTGATAAAGATAATCTACACGACGAATCATTAAAAATTCCTGGTCTTCATGCGAAGTATCATGAATTATTCAATAATACTTTGTTGTTGAGAAAAAAAGCAGAACAGCAAAGAAAGAATATTCGTCACGAACGATATGAATATTTTTCTGGAAAGGCAGACCCGGAGGTTTATGCAGAGAATCCTTTTCCAAAGAAGATTCGTGACAAAGACACGATGCAGAAATACTTGGATGCAGATGAAAAGTTGAGTCAGATCAATCTCAAAATTGACTACTATGAAACTCAACTAAATTATATTGAGAGCATTCTTAAACAGATCTCCAATAGAACATATCAAATTAAGAATGCGATTGAATGGTCAAAATTCATCGCTGGTTATGGTTGAACTTAGTATTGAAAAGAAGAACGAAGTATATCTTAGAGTAAGTGCAGAACCGCACGT